GTAACAGTTACATAGTTAGCCACTGCACCATTAGCTGCTGAGATGTCTTGTGCACCTACGGTAGCTGCTGAGATGGAGCCTGTGAAGAAATCTACGATCTCTGTCACGATAGCGCCTAGTGGAACTTTTACTTTAACTCCAGTAGAGCTACCATCAAAGTTAACACTAATCTCTTTCTCTGCACCAGCGGAAGGTGCTTCACCACCCTTAAAACCGCCTACTTCACGTTCACCATAGTGATTGATTACTGTGCCATCTACGTTAGAACCGTCTGCCTTACCAAAAGGACTTGTTGCAAAACCCATATCTATTCTCCTTATGCAATCGCAGTTGCAGATGTAATGATAACACCAAGGGTGTCAATACGCTGAATACCTAGGCCATATCGAGCTGATACTACAAACTCATCACGTCTCAAGTCTTTATTACGCTCACCTTCAACACGTGGCTGACGTCTCCATGCACCCATAACTGGCTTGCACTGATCGTCTTGTACACACATTGCAATGTTAGCAACTGCGCCTGTAACAGCGTTAGTACCGTCTGAGAAGTTACCAGTAGGTAGGCGGTTAGACAAGATGATGTCAAAGCCGTACAACTGACCAACAAAGCGCATACCAGCAGCCATACCACTACGTAAGATGTCAGCAGCAAAAGGCGTTACATCGTTAGTGATAGTTACTAAGTTGTTAAGAGTTGCTTCAACAACTGGGTCTGCAATAAATACACGACCTTGCATTGGCACGTTAGCCTTATCAAAAGCTAAACGCATAGACACTAGGTGTGATGTAGAGAAGATGTCGTTAGTCTCGCCAGAACCAATGCGGTGAGCAAAACCATTAACTGAGTTTGGGTTAGCATTAGTCTGACCAGCATTAGCAACAGCTAAGAAACGAGTTTCAAAGTTCTCTTGGATTGCACGGGTTGACTCAGCAGAGCGAGCTGACATAAGTGCATCAATGTTATAACCGTCTTCACGCATGTCATCAGTAACAAACCAAGCATCACCAACATAGTCAGTCATAGATAGAGTGATACGACCAGTGTCGATTGGGTTGTAAGTGAAGGCTTCGTTTTCAGCACCTTCTTGAATTGTTACAGAACCGATGGTAGGGATGTTTAAAGTATCACCTGAACCGAAGTCTGCTACGTTACGATAGAAAGACTCACCTAGCAAACCGTCATGTAGGTTCTGTAAGATAAAGTCTGAGTAAATCTCCTGCTCTATGAAAGCAGTTGTATTAGTAGTTAATTGCATTCTCTATTCCTCAAGATTCAATATTATGTTTGTTATAGACATGCTCACGTATCTTACGTAAGTATTCTATTTGTTCTTTCGTGGAAGCCCCTCGAAGTAAAGACTTCGTTGGAGGCTGTAAGCCTTCTGGTTGGTTGTAACTAGGTGGGATGTTTACAGACCCAGAGGTTGCTCTAGGTGCTGGTGAACTTCCAGTTTGACCAAACAGTTGAAGAGCTGCTTGTGGACTTGTCTGTGACAAAGTCTGAAGAGCCTCTACAGTCATACCTAACTCGGCAGCTTTAGCGGAGACCACCTCTTGTGTCTTATCTCCATACTTACCAAATAGTGTATCACTAACTTGCTTCTCGTTGCCTTGAGCCTGCGACTGCGCTGACTGTTGTGCTGAGAAGTTTTGAACGAGGTTTAACACGTCCTGCTCGTTCAGTCCACTTACTTGAGGGGTAATCTCAGGTTGGGGCTGCTGTGCAGTGAGCCGTCCTACAACATCTTCTACAGCTGATCTTTTCTCTAACTCTTCTCGTAGTCTTTTTATTTCCGCCTCTTTAGTTTCAACTTCTGTTTTTAACTGCGGGATGTAAGACTGTGAGTGAGACAGAGCTTCAAGAGCTGTATCTACGCTATTGTATTTCTGCTCTCCTTTCTCATTTCTTATCTTGCTTAACTGGTCAGTAAAAGCAGACGCTTGAGAAGGTTCTTGTACAGGGGTTTCCTGTGATTGATTACTATTAAATACTGATGTCGGGTCTGACATTAAAATTCCTTTGTTTGATTAAGTGTAAGCTGTTTTTGATAGGTCAGCTAAATATTCTTAGTATACTACTATATACTAGATTTTTAGCGTTTTTAGTAGTTTTAATTTTCTAAAAGAGATATTATTTCTTCCATAGCACGTCTATAGCCAATACCATCTGCTTGCATATAAGCCCAACTAGGAGACTCATACTGTGCCTTGTTGGTTGATAATGATGTATCTATCTTCTCACTGCATAGTTCAGTTAGCCTAGCTCTTATAACTGTGCCAGACTTGAAGGCAGACTTAACGTCCACCTCAAGCTGAGTATCTAAACCTTTAGTCCATGTTGTCTTCATACTACTCCGGTGTAGGGGTTGTATCCCTAATCAATGCTTCTTCTTGAGAGCGTCCAACTAGACTCTGTGTCTCTTGCTGCTCAAATACAGCTATGTTAGGAGTAAAGATTTTATAACCACTGAGTCCTGTAATGTCCTCTACAAAGTCTGTTAGGGCTTTAGCTGAGGTGTGTGGCATTATCATCTGACCTAACGGAGAGTTGAATACAGTCATAACATTCTGCAAGTCCTGAGACTGCTTAGCAAAGTGTCTAGCTCCTATAGGCCTAACCACACCATTAGCTGTTATATCTTCTCTAGTGATGCCTAGGAAGTCCTCAACGCCTAGTTCAGCATCAGTGATACGTATGACGTCAGTGATGTCTAGGTTACGTCTAGAAGTCTCTAGCATGTCATTTAGCAAAGGCTCTAGTAGATTTATCTCGAAGTTACTCACCTTAGTCTGGAAGATACGACCTGCTGCTGTAGCCAACTGCATGACCTCTCCAAGGGTTTTCTCTCCAGGAGTACGTATGCCTGCTGCCTCTCTCGGAGCACCAGCATAGAGCTCCATACGGTCTTCTATGGCTGCCATCTCACTAGCTGCTGCCATAATACCATTTAGATTCTTACCAAGCTCTTGTACGTCACCATTCTCATCAATGTTAATCTCAACTCCTGGCCCCCATACAAACTCCTCAACCTCTCCTAAAACCTTTAGCGGTGGATGAACTGTCAAGTCCATAGCATCTGCTTTAAGGTTTTCTAGGTGGTCTAGTCTATACTGTAAGCCCACTAAGTTGTCTAATGGCCCCATGCTCCAAAGGTTGTCTGGTCTGAATCTCCAACCTACGTGTCGTATGTTTGCTCCAGTAAACCAAGTTGGTATCTGCTCATTACGTACAGTGAGAGACCTATCAACGATAGTTATAATCCGGTCTGTTGATAGAGTGCCAGTCTCAGCGTCATGGTAGTCGCCAAAGAACTCTAAGATTTCTACATAGTCGCTCATGTAGTACTCGTACATATTACCAAAGCCATCAGCTTCATACTGAACAGCCTTGTCAAAGTCCTCCATGCTATAACCACCAGCAAGCCTCTGTATGCTCTCTCTACGCTCGATAGCCTCTGCCCAGAACCTTTGGTCAGGGTCTGTAGCTGCAAGCTTCTTGAGCTCCCCTAGGGTCTTTATACTCCTAACCACTTTAAAGCTGTCATCAAAGCTTGAAGCTAGTGGATTGAATACAATGTCTAGTGGACTGATACGAGTTGCTCTTGGCCCCACATAGTCTGGGATTACAGTGCCGTCTGCTGTCTCTTTATAGCGAGCTTCGAAGTGAGACGTTACAAAGGCATTACCCTTGTCGATGTAGTCATAGATACACTTCTCTATCTCTGTCCTAAACTTAGTCTCCCTAACCTTGTTAGACATATAACCTTCAATAGCTACTGCCTTTTCCTTAAGAGCGTCCTCTCTACTGTATGCCTGCCACTTAACCCAGTTGTCATTGGGGAAGAGTGAGGACACATAGTTAGAGAAGAGGTTGTCTCTTATCTGACATAGCTTAGGGATAGTTGTAGAGTTTTTCCAAGGTAGTGTGGAGTTAGTAGTAGTGGTTGTGTCTGTAGCAAAGACGTAGGAATCTAACTCTTTCCACTCCTCTATCTTCTCACGTCTCTGGTTGTTAAAGGTTGTCCATATATCTGTTACCCAAGCTGCCTCAGCATCTTGTCCTGTAGCTTGTTGTATCTCTGCAACTTTGCTGCTCAATGTCTTTCTCCTAATGTGTTCATCTGAAGGCTATGCCTCCAAACCTACTAGATGTAGCTGGCATACCTGATAGTAACTCTTCTGCTGCACTTCTTCTCTTCTGCTTAGGCGCAACTGCTATATCAACAGCAGACGCTAGAGCATCCTTCATATCGTCATGTGGTGGTCTTGCTAAGACTAGCTCCTCCTCTAACTGAGGAGTCCACCCACCTTCGAAGTGCCATATGGATAGGTTGTCATACCTATGCTCCAAAGAGGCCTTGATACGCTCCTCCTTGCTTCCTTCAGCCTTGCCCGGTCTAAACTCATCAACTGGCAAGCTCAGTCCGTTCCTCTTAAGCTCGTCCTTAATACCGTTTACAATTACTGTCTGGGCAACTGTAACCTCCGCCCTAAGCTTATTAAAACCCCACTTAGAGTGGAGAGCAACTATGTGCTTGAAGTATTCGTTAGTACGGTCAGACTTAAACCTGTCGATGTCTAGTACGTATATATTCTTATCACAGTCAATCCCTATAACAACTATAGCCGTGTAGTCAGCAGTTTTGGATAAGCTGAATGCAAAGTCTATTGCTGCATAGATGTTTAGCTTCTTCCCATGATAAGTCCACCTACTGCCCTCCTTACCTAACATACGTGG